CGTTTATTTGTTAATGAGATTTTGCGCTGAGATTGTCCGCAAGCTGTCTTGGCGCAGCCCCGGCTAGTGCTTCCTTCATTCAACACGCCGGGGCTTTTTCTTTTTGGCGTTATTATGAGATGATGAAGCCGCACCAAAGGCCGCCCGTCATAGTTGCCCGAGGTGTAACCCCGGATTTGACCTACCGTCGTTCGGGGTTTTCTTTTGTATATTTTTTGCTATTGAGATTGCGCGCAGAGACAACTGCATGCCCGTTGATGCGCCCCCCCCCGGCTCGTGCTATCCTTCATTCCACACGCCGGGGCTTTTCTTTTTATGGATCAAAGTCTAGGGAACGGCGTTAAGGTTTCATTAGGACCTTAGGAGAATTAAATGCCGGCGGAATTCTGGGCTTCGATTGCGACAGTGAGTGTTTTTTTAATTATCGTGGGTGCACTGATGTGGCGCTGCAAAGAAGAACGAAGAATGCTTCGGTAACGTTATCTGCTTTGGGCTACAGGCCATTCGAATGCGGGAAGTTCTGCCAATAAGTCCTCAACGCTCGGCTGAGCGCGATCAGCCTTTTGCACCTTATCCAACTCGGCCAATGCGTAGAGCCAAACAGCATCACGCCACGCCACGAAGGCTTGCGCTTCAGATGACCACTGCTCGATCGTAGAATTGACGTAACTCGCCAAGGTCGCACCGCTGTCGTACTGGCGTTCATTGGCCTTGGCGTCGATCATCGCCTGAATTTCCAGACGGTAAACATCGACAGGATTGAGGCCGGGGTGATTATTGTCAGGCTCCCCAGCTTCAACCGGTACAGTCTTCATCGGCGGTTGCTCGCCATAGGCTTCAGGGTGGATGAGTGTACCCTTCTTCCCCATGCGATCCATATCTATCACCTGCTGTGTGGCCTGCATTTTAATCTTCCTTCTCGTGTTCTGGGATCAACAGCCCCGTTTCGGGATCGCAATAGGGATGAGACTTAATGAACGGGTCGGCTCGTTCAGCTTTGACATGCCAAGTCACTTCATCGTCACATTCTGGATGGTCAGCAAAGATTGAGAATTTGCCGTCAGTGATGCGACCCGCACGAACGCGGATGTGGGTGTCAAGATTATTTACACTGACTACGATTGCACGTTGTGTAAGCGCCGCGAACGTTCCATGCATTTGACCAGCAGCAATGTCGAGATCAACTTCGGCCTGCCCGTTGACAAGCCGGATACTGCCCCAATCCTCAATCCCAGCTTTCGGCGCTTCCGTAGACATGTAGACGAGGTATTTGTTGTATGGGTCTTTAACATGATCGATTTTGAAAGACTTACTACCAGCCGTCAGAGCGCCGGGAACCCTAAAGCCCCCGGCATTGGTCATTTCAAACCACTGTTGCGAGTTATAGTAGCCAACGTTGAATGATAGAACACTTTCTGTTCCTATCCGCTCAAACAAGGATACGCTGCCACGTATCTGCGATGATCCGATTGCAAAATCTATTGGACCGGAAAAATTAGTTTGTCCAGACGCGCCATTCGGACGCGAGGACTTAATATAAATACCAGATTTATCATCAAAATTGTCAATGTTGAATGTTCTGACAGTATTCGGTTGGCCGTTTACCGTGGAAAGCTTGTTGTTCAACGCTGACTGCGTAGCTGTACTGATAGGAAGCCCGGCCTTAGCCTGCAATGTTCCATCCCCTTGCACGTACTGCGCAGTGGTGCCGGATGCGAGCGCAAGCAATGCGCGGCCAAGGGTTCCAAGGTCGATCTGTTGGGCATTGCCGCTACTGTCCGTCGCGATAAGCCTATTCGCCGCAAGTGTCAGAGCTGCAAACTTTGCCAATGTGCCATTCGGGTCTGTAACAAGGTCAGCCAGCTCATACTCACCAGAAGCATTGCCGACAGGCACTTTGCCATCTTCAACGCCAAGTTCGGCAAGATTTGTCAGGACGCCATTGCCGAGAAGTTCGATGAGCGTTGTCGTCTGCGCAGTCACACGAGCGCCATCTGGCAAGTATCTTGCTCGGTACGTCGCGTTCGTGAGTGACGTGCCAGTCCACGGCGCTGTCAGCGTTAGCGATGTATTGCTGTTTACGCTGGCAATAACTGCGGTCAGGTTCTGGATTTGAAGCGTGTCACCGGCTTTGAATGCGGCAGCCTGAAACATAGTGCCTGTGCCGGTAACAGTCGTAGACCCGTTGGCGAGCGTAATCGTCCCCGACACATAATCAGGTAAAACAGCCATAGATTTGCCTACCCATGCAAAAGCACGGTCTGGTTAGTAAAATTGCTTGATTGAGCCGTTCAGCGTTTCCAAACGAGCGATTTCAGATTTCCTGAACCGCTTAAGTTCGTTCCGCTCTGGTTGTTGGTCTTTCTGACCTGATAGGTATTGTTTCCACGAACAGCACTGCTATCAATAGCCGCCGTGTTGATGGATACAGCTGCACTCTGACCAGTGGTGAGACCATAGCTGAACTGTCGAATGACAGCCCCTGTAGTGGTATTGATCAACCAGATCGTGGTTGTTGACTGTGTCGAACCACCGATAATGCTCAACGATGCATTGATGAGCCAATCCAGCAAAATCGTGTTGCCTTGCGGGCTGTTGATCACGAATGAGCTCAAGGTAACATCATTGGCTGAAGTGTTAATATTATACGATGTGTCAGTCGTCGCCGTCACAGCGTTGAAGTCGAGATTGCTTGTTCCGACAATCAGATTGTCAATAACGGCGCTTCCGATCTGAGCCCAAGTAATTTGCACGTTCTGGATCTTCGCCCAATCCATCACAAAGGCATCGCCATACATGACGCCGTCCTGAATGACGAACGGACGCATATACTCGGTACCATTAGAGAACACGATCTGATTGGCCATCAGCGCAACACGAGCACCGGATGCATTGGCATCCAGAAACAGCCCTGCGCTCTTCCAGTCGCCAACTGTCCCGCCCTCAACCTGCATACCGATACGAGAGTTCCAACCAGACGGCGCAACCGAGCTTGCCATTCTGAACGTCGCATTTGCGCTGACATTGTTCACAACAGTCGTCAGGCTGGTGATTGCCGTTGCCTGAGCTTCGACCTCATCTTCAACGCCGTCAACTCTGGCCTGGAGAAGTTGGACGATGCTAGAACCGGTATTATCCCAGAGCTGCGCGTTGATGCGGATAAGCTGCTGCCCTATCGCGCTGTTTGGACCAGTTGCAACAAGGATGTCTTCTTGCCAGCTCGCCTGCGCATTGCTGAATGTGCTGGTGAGCTGACGGCTTAGGCGCTGGATATCTGAATAATTTGCATTGTGGTTGTCAGATGTCGTTGTTGCGAGTTCCTCAGCCTGACGGATGATTTCGCGCATCTGAGGACCAATCCAGCCCAGATAACCTTTCAGATCATCGTCAAGCCCCTCGTAATCGATGGGATTACCGTTATTCGCATTGAGCGTGCGAAATGGTGTAGCCGCAGACCAAGCCACAGAGCGCCCGTTGTCAACACGAAGTCGGGTTCGAACAAACCAGTCCGTGAGCGATGTCAGCCCTTCAACAATCGGCACATTGATAACATCCCAGGTCACAAACTTCCTGAAGACCTGAGAGGGATCATTGGCAGGCCAATATTCAATATCGACGCCAACAACAGAAATATCGTCAATCGGATCCCAGAGAAGACGTGCGCCCGGAAGCTCTCCACCCCCGTCCGCCTTAACGATAATCGGCAGAACATCGAAATTTTGTACCTCAGCAAGATACTGAGGCGGGGGAACGACTACGATATTCGGAGGGTTAGTTTCATACGCTGTCGGATCGAATACGCCGTTGCTGATCTGCTGCAACGCAATTGAGATATCACGCGCACCATCCGTATTAATGCCGCCGAGCTGGCGCGTGAGAACCTGAAACGTCCTATCGCCATACTTCGCGCTGTTCCAACGAAGCCACCGCCCTTCCTTGATCATATCAAGAAACTTCGGATGAACGGTAATCTCGGCAGACGCCTGATAGCGAGCGCCACGAATGGCAATATCTGCGAGACGGTCAACCTGCTTAGGATCGGTGACAGCGCCATACGGGATAGCACTGGCAAGCGTTTCGCGGTCTTCTGCTAAAGCGCCTGTATCGATGCGGGTTGCGGCGTCTTTCGTTTCATAGAAATCATCTACTGAGATATAAGACGCAGCGACGGTATTGATCAGTTCAGTCCGCTTCCGCTTTACGCTCATGCGGAGCGGTGCGCCTTTCTTGACATCATTGTCCGTAATGGTCGCCACGATAGCTTGTGGCGCGCCAGCAATCGGAAACTCACCATCCACACGCTCTACCCAAGAACCGCACATCGCTTCAAGAATTGGAGTGAGGTTTGCATCGTGGTTGGCGCCGGGACCGTCTTTTGCGATTGCGTTTGACCGATAACGTTTCGTGTTGTCGGACATCACTTCGTCGCAGATGTTTGCAGCTTGTGTATATTCTGCCAAAGGTAGTCGGCTTGCGCGAACGGCTTTGCCAACCATGCGCTGAGAACCGTTGAAGAAGCCGCGTTCGAGGTTGTAAATTTGAACCGCGGGATTATCGCTGTATTCCCAAGTGTTCTGATTATCCCAGCGATGAGGACCAAAACCGCCCATCGTGCTGTCTTTACGCCAATCATAAAGAGGAGCGCCGACGACTTCGAACAGCAACTTTGCCGGAGAAGTGAGGCCATCGCCGTTCTTTCGCAGTTCTGAGAAAACAATCGCATAAGCAACGCCTGCGCCACGATGGTTTGCGGTCCAACGGCCAGCGGGACGCGCACGATTAATCAGTGTCGCATCGGCCTGCTGATCCATAGTGCCGTAGTAGAATTTGACGCGTACGTTGTCATGGTCATCGCCACTCGTACCTTCGTTCGGAACCAGCCAATAACCATCAGCATCTTGTTCTGCAAGCACGCGCCATGCGCCGTTGTATCGAACACGCGGAACGGCAGTGATGCGAAAGCTCGCAAGAGCAAATACGTCCTGAATAAGCCGGCCACCAGAACCATAGCTATTCCGGTAGATATGATGCCCTTCGATGCCGCAGGTACCGAGAATGACCGAGCGCGGAATGTTTGCGCCATATTGCGTTTCCAACTCGGATGCACGGCTTTGCGTCTTTGGCGGGAAAAGGGCGTTGACCGCATATTTCAGCGCAATGCCGAAAGCTGTTTGTGCGATACCGGCAAGAATTGGACTAGCCGCAGCCCAAGCTGCCACGCTCGAGACAATTCCGCCGATCCAAGCAGCGACAGGCGCAAGAAATGGCATGAGATAAACCTTGCAAATGAATGCAACAAAGCTGGCCCGCAACTGGTGCGAGCCATGGTTATTGCAAATTGTCGGTGCTGTTATTCGCCTACGGTGTAGGCTTGCTCGATTTCCGTGACTGGAAAGAATGTCAGCCCTTGAGGCTGTTTGACTGCGAAGCCAGAGCTGCAAATGAAACCGGCAACATACTCACCGTTCAGCTTCATGACGCCAACGTCGCCCCGGCGCGCCGAGAGGCGATTGACAGGCTCAAGGCCAAGATAGGTCTCGAACACATCTTTGACGTTCTCGCAGCCGTTCTGGCGCATCTTACGCGCTGCCCCAGCCTCAGTCTGATACTTCCCACGAAACTTGGCGAGCGGATCGATGCCGGTAACCGCCTTAATCGCATCGGCAGCTGACATCAGGCAGTCAGATGTTCCCCATTCTGGCAAAATGTTCACATGCTGCGAAGCAAGATCTTCAACCGCGCGGTCCCAACCAGGCACCCTAGCCAAACTTGATTTTGAAGTATTCATTCTTGATCCTTGCTGCATATTCGAAGAACATGTCGCCCGGTGCAACGAGCTGCTGATCCTCATGTGAGGCATATCGATACCCTTCACGGAAGTTGTCGACTGCGCCGGTTTCGATATGCCCTTCCAGCCAGACTTCGTCGCCTTCCTCGCGATGATCAATGACATCCACATAACCGTAGAATGTCGGCTCAGCATGAAGAAAGGCGTTGTTGTCCGGGTCAAAGTAGAAGTCGTAGAATGTGACAGGTCGGTTTTTATAATCTTCCTGTTCGATCAGACCGAGCTTGTCCGGTGTAAGTCCAAAGTCGGCCTTTGCGGGCAGCTTCATTGTTATCGGCTGCGCAGCTGTTCCGAGCGCATAGACAGGCTCGTCAATATCGATCAGCGTATTGCCGTGATAGGTCAAACCGCCATAATCGATACTGCCCTTGCCTGCGAAAAAACCATATGTGCCAGTGCCAAACTCGAACTTGACGGCAGAAGCAATCTTGCCCCTGCCCTCGTTTAGAAGTTGTTGCAGACGTGCTGGAAAGGCCATGAAGCCTCCGAATACGGTTGTAATTTCTCAATCGTAGTAAGATTAAGGGGGGTGGCAGAAAATCGGAGATGACCCACATGCGCTCACTATTGGTGGCTATGATTACTTTCATCCCTATGGCTGCGATGGCAGAAGTCTATAATAATGTCGTACCAAGTAATAGTATGTATCCGACTTTGATAAAGGGCGACCTTATTGGATCCAGCACTTACCTTGAGGATGAACGTGTCAAGCGGGGCGATATTATCATCAGCACGAAAAATATGAATGATACACGCACTATCTTTGTACATCGGGTTATTGGCCTGCCCGGTGAGAAAATTCAGATAAAGAAAGGTGTTGTTTACATCGACGATCAACCTCTTAAGTTGGTGAAGATTGACAACCTTCCCGATATCAACTGCCCGGTTGACGTGTTTGGTACGGAACAAAGTTGCACTTTCTTTCGTGAGTTCGCGCCAAATAATTCCGAAAGCCATATCGTTGTAAGCCAGAATGATGACTCACTTGGCGATAACACAGAGGACTTTCATGTCCCGGGAAACCACTATTTTATGATGGGCGATAACAGAGATAATTCAGATGATAGCCGCTTCACGTCAGGACCGTTACCGAAGGATAAAATCCTCGGAAAAGTACGTATGATTTATCACAGTGAAACACCGGGCGACAAAAATGAACGCTTCAAAGGTTTCCCGCGCCTGAATTAGGCTCAACTTTAGTCAGGATCGCCATTCTTTTTGTTATCGGCTTATATGGCAGCCTAACAAAAAGGGAGGCTTGATATGAATGAATATCCAAAAGATACGCCACACGAACTGCGAGTTCGGCTCTCAATCGGCTCGGAGTATTACACCACCTCTATGATAATCTCCCTGCTAATTGAGAAGGGTATTTTTGGCTCAGACGATGTGCAGAAGATAATAGACAAAGCTCCTGCAGAAGTTTCAGAGTTAGTAGCTCTTCGGCTGAAGCCATTTCAGAAGTGAAACAACATTCTGGCTGATCTGGTCAAAAACACCATAAACTGGCGGATTGATGTCCGCCTTTTCTTTCTTTTCCATTGTTTTCTCCATCCTTGGAAGTTTTAATCATCTTGCAGGAGTTCCCCGGGAGGAAGCATGAGCGACAAGATAAAAGCTGAGCATCTCTATCTGAGGTTTGCTCTGTCAGAGGCCCTGAAGGTGATCGCCAAGGATCGTGGACCTGATTACGTCGATGAGATGATCGAGGCGATCTTCCAAGCCAACAATGTTCAGAAGATTATGTTGAGTGATTTTGACAAGATGTTGCCCAATGATATCGACTTCAACGGCCGCGCTGCGGTGCTTAAAGCACTAGGAGCAGCAAAAGAATATCCTGAGCCTCTTGTCTAACGGACCCACCACATTCGGGCGATAACTTCACCCTCTCGTATTCTCTGGACTTCAGCTTGACGCTGAGTGTTTTCAGCATGGTAATCATCAGTGTCCGAGCAAGCGATGTAAGTTTCGTCACTTTCAAGAACAGTCGCTCCGTCCTTCATCCACGTCCGAGTTACTTCGTGCAACGGCTCTGTCATTTCGGAACCTCCACGAGCTGGAAGGTTGCTTCGGGGAATTTACCCTCGCCAATGCTCCAACTGCCAGGCATTAGCCGCATGTTCATAATCGGATCTTTCAATCGGACCACTGAGCCTGTCGTGATGTACGAAGGCAGAAAGGGCTCAATCCGAACCTGCAAGTTTGTTGTGGCTGCAGTCACATCGGCAGCCACTCGGACGATCAGGTTATAGTCGCCATTCGACAGCCCGATCAGATCACCCGCTTTCAGCTTTAGTCCGACAACCACAGTTCCGAGGGTGATTGTATTGCCGTTGATGGAAGTGAGCGTCGGATTGCTAATGATTGCAGGATTGTTAGGATCGCCCCAATAAGCCTGCGGAATGCAAACGTGCTTGGGCGTGTAATGAACCGTCACTTGACCACCACGGCAGCGATCAATGAATGCCTCAAGCCGATTTCGGTCAGCATTCGATATCTTGATGACCTTTGCAGCCCATGTCCAAAAGGGATCACCGTTCTCGATAAAGGCTATCGCCCGCTCGCCATATTTTGACATGGAGACCGAGCGATTGAGTACAGGGAAAGTCGCTTCATATCGAAGACCCGATGGTAGAAGTTCAGCCATTACTTTGCCATTCCTCTCGAACTAACCTGCCGAAGATCCCTTGCGGTTCTCACGGTGCTTCCCTTTTCATATGTCACGAGACCTTGCTTGACCGATCTCTGTGAAATGCGCTCAACTTCGGCTTGCCAATTGCCGTCGCGATCCATGAAAACACGCACGTCAGCAATTCCGCTCGCTTGCGCTTGCTGGGATGCAGAAGAGGGCCGGAGAATGGGCATTGAGGGCGCACGTAGTGTCGCCATCCCTCCGGTTGCAAGTGCCAAAGGCTGCCCTTTGTTGATACGTTCAAGCAATGATCTGTTCTGCTTGGTCGCTTTGGCATTAACAACGAACTCCCCATCAGAGAGACGCGCTGGAATGCTGTCAGTACGTGGTCCACCCGGCCCACGGATCAAGCCACCCGTCGCCGCTTTAACGCCACCGCCGTCTTTCTTGCCGATACCGAGGAATGATAGAAACCCACCGCCGCCGCCACCTTTGAATAGGCTGGTAAATATATCATCGAAAGCCATATCCAGCAGCTTCGAAAGCACCTTATCCAATGCGTTAGCTAAAGCTTCTGCTGCTGACACGCCGTTGATAAGGTCATCAACAAATCCACGTGTGGCGTCCTGTGCCGCATCTCGCCATTCTTCTGCACGCTGCCGTATCTTGTCCTGGGCTTCTGAAAGCTTATTCGCTTCCGCAGTAGCCAAAGCCCATTTTTCGGCAGTCTTTGTAATTTCAGAACGCAGTTCAGGTGTGATCTTTACGCCGGCCTTTTGCGCGGCATTGATCAGTTCCTGCTCTGTACGTGCCTTTTCAACAGCATACCCATAATCATCGATCAGTGGGTTAAGTTGGCGAAGAGCCTCAGTCTCGGCAATAAGTGCGGCGGTTCGATCTGTGACACGCTGCATGTCGCTATCGAAGCGCTCTTCGGGCGTTTTCTTTTTCTTCTTTTTATCTTTGTCGTCAGCTGTTGTCTGGATGCCCTTGCCATAACCAGATGGCGTTGAAGCGAGAATGGATTCGGCTCGCTTTTTTTGGATCTCTAACTGGTCGACGGAGTAAGTAAGATTTCCGAGTTCTATGTCCGCTTGAGTTGCAGCATACTCGAACGGATCAAACTTCAGACCGGTCATATCAGTGAAGCCCTTAGCCCTCTCTGATGCAGTCTGATAAGTGGCTCTTGCCGAAGCTTCTGCTGATTTAGCCGCCTCCAATTGCAAGCTGATCTGTTTGACCAATTCAGCCTGGTAATTGCGGGAAGCCGTGGCCGCATTGTTCAGAGCCGTTTCATTACCCCGAACCGCCTCAGTGAAGGACTTCGCAGCGCGATCGCCACCATCCATATTATTGTAGAGCAGCAGAACAGCTGCGGCGGCTGCACCTGCCAGCAACCCAATAGGTCCTAGAGCCGCTGCAAAACTCGTGACAATCGGCACGCCGGTACGCATTGCAGTTAGGAATTTACCCAACGAACCAAGCGCTGTGAGGAGATTTGCAGCAAGCCCACCGAGCGCCCGACCTGTCAGCGCCGTGATGATGACCGTCGCAAAGGTTGCAGCTACGTCAGCAACTTCCTTGAAGTTATCGGCGACATATTGGAGGGCAGCCACAAGCTTTGCACTTGCACCGGATGATGCATCAGCATTGCCGATATACGACAGAAACTCATTGTTGACCTGAGTGAACGCGTCTTTGATCGTTGCGTTCGTCGCCCTAAACTGCGCTTCAATTGGCTTTTGCGCATTGAGAATGGCTTTGAAAACACGGTCTGAAGTCAGTTTGCCTTCAGCGCCTAACTGCTTGAGCCCTGCGATAGTTGTCTTAAACTCGTCAGCGATAGCCTTAGCAATGATCGGCGCATTTTCGCGCAGTGAGCGAAGTTCATCGCCCTGCAATACGCCAGACCCTAGCGCCTGACCAAGCTGCAGGATACCGGCCGCTTGCTCCTGAGCAGCTGCTCCCCCGGCCTTAAATGCCTTTGAAACCAGATCAGTCGCGAGAGAAATTTGGCTTTCAGATTCAGCGACGGCCGATGCAGAACGAATTAGGCGCGCATAGAGTTCTGTATAATCCTGCAAGCTTGTACGTGCAGCATTAGCGCCTTCTTTGAGCTCATCCAGCGATCGAACCTCAACACCTGTCGAGGTTGCCGCCGAACGGATGAGGTTGCCTGCACGTGTCCATTCATCGGCATATGAGGCAATCTCTTTCGCGCCAAATGCAACGCCAACACCCGCCAAGGCTGAGTTTAGACCGCCAAAAGAAATGCGGTTGAAGGCGCTTTCAATGTGCTTAGCCGCTTGATCGGAGCGCTTTTCTACCTGCGCCATCTTTTGGTTGGTGATGCCGACTGCACGATTAAACGAACGTTCGAAGCCCTTGAGGTCAGCAGCGAGCTGAACTACAAGTTTCTCAAGATCTGTTGCCATTGGGGGCCTTACATGAAGAGAATTATTGCAAGCGTCATCGCGCTGTCAGCGCTCACGGCACCAGCACGGGCTCTTGATGATGCAGGTTTTCAGGCGGCAGCTTTGAAGTGCTGGAATGCGCCATCTGGGATAGATGGATCTGATAAGTTTGTTATGTCGGTTGAAATTGACAGCCGAGGTGAATTGGTCGACATCACTGCTAAGAAATATAAGAAGGGGCAGTGCATCACGCAGTCGGCAATTCCTTGCAGAGAGCTCTAATGCGTTGCGCTCCTTATAAATTCCCAGCAGGGACGTATCAGATCACGATCGATAAAAGCTCGTTTAGCGGCAAATCCTTGAACCCATTCAAGGACTAACCACCCTGCAGCCAATCCCAAAGATCGTCTTTCTCGGATTCTGACAGTTTGCCCGGCTCGTCTGGCGTATTTGCTTTGATATAGCCATCCATAGCGGCCATATACTGCCACATCGACATTAGCCTGACTTCCTGCGGGCTAAAGCCTATTGCAGCTCCGTTTCCGTAGATGGCGGCAAATCTGAGTTTTCCATTGGGGAGACTATCGATTTCTTCTGACTTGCCGCCTCCTGCTCCCCCACCTTCTCCTCCGGAGCTCCGACGAGACCCGCAGATAGAACTGCTTGCGACAGGGTCAGATTCTCAAGAGGTGGGCGATCGGTCACATATCGACGAATGAGCGTCAGCGCCTTGGTGGGCTCCAAACCTCCGCCGACAAGGCCAAGCCTGATCGTTTCGCTGATATCTTTGATGCGCCAAGAGCGATTGTGCAGACGTTCCAACACTACGTAAGGACCCGCGTCGCATTTCTCCTGAAGTTCTTCAAGCTCGCCCCATGCGAGACGGAACGTGTAAGTTCCGTCTGCAAAGTCGAGCGACACAGATGCGTCGCGGCTCATTACGGTGTGACCGGCGTAGACGTGCGCACCATAACGCCGTCGGACTGCAGGCTAACGTTGTTCGTCGCGCGCTGGCCGTTGGTTGCGCCAACCTCCATGCTTTCAACGTGCATGAACCCAGTCCATGTAATCGTCTTCAATGGGAATTCCCATTCGACCTTCACAGGCACTGAATCGATGCTGTCAACGGCTTCAAGCCATGCGTCGACGCTTTCAGCAGCCAACACGCCTTCGCCGCTTACACTCATCGAAAGACTAGTTGCGTCGCGGCCAACCCAATCGACTAGGTCTGGGTTCTCGCAGTCAGGAATATTGACCTCTTCGAGGCCCTTTGTGATTGTAATTGAGCGCTGCGTGAATCCGCAGGGATTGGTGTAGACGATCGGAGTCGCGTCATTGCCGAGCAATACGCGGATCTTCCCAGATTTAATCGTTGTAGCAGCTACCATGTGGCGCTCCATATAAAAAAAGCCGCCAAATGGCAGCTGGTGATTGTTTTGTGATTTAAGATCAAACTAGGAAATCTGCCGAGTTGCTCTTCTTGACGTTATCCTTCGCCCACAAGGGCCGAAGGTTAGTGAGTGACCAGCAATCCCTGAATTCAGCGTCATCTTCCGACGTGTACGTGAACGATGATTTTGGGCGAATATGATCAATGTGCCAACGCCCCATGTTCTCCTAAGTCATTCTTGGCAGAAATTGCTTTTCGATGTGAGCAGACAGATCATCGATGGAATACCCGACTATGTCTTCCCAATTTCGATTGGCTTTCGCGTTTTTAATCGAATCCCAAATAGACCAGCTAATACGCCTATCTAATGCATATTTAGGGTCGAATTTCAGTCGTTCTCGAGCGCGCTGTTTGGCAATGTCTCGATTGTTGTATTTTCGATACGATGCCAGCCTGGATTCATATCGGCAGTCTTCACAATATTTCGACTTTGGGCCAGTGGCTATCGTCTCGCGACCACAAGTGAAGCAAGAGAAAGGGTGACCAAGAACAATCGCGCCCGGGGTATCTAGTCGCTTTTCTTTTCTTACACGCTTTTCGTTTTCTCGTTCGCATGCCCTACTGCAAAATTTCGATCGACCTTGCTTAGGTACCAGCTCAGTCTCACAAACTGCGCAGTACCTAACTACTTTAGTAATAGCCATACATAAGCCTGCGAGTTACGGCGTCTCAATCACGGCCGTGTACTGGAGTGACGCCTGATTCATGCCGGGAGCGCGAATGTAGTCAGTCCGCCAATAATCGAAGGTGACTAGTGCGTTCACCGTGAGTGGAGGTTCCCATCGTTTAAGCGCTTTGGTTACAGCGTCAGCGATTTGTCGAACCTGTTTCTGACTTGGCAGAGACGACCAGCAATTAATTTGGAAAGTGACGTCGACCGCATCAACGCAATCGGCACTGTCATCAGAAGATGAAGCGCTGCCGAATGAAACATATGGATAGGTCGCGGCCGGTATATTGCCATTAGGATCGGCGGGAGGATTGTCATAAACCTTGTCGGCACCGATAAGCGAGGTCAGCGCAGCATCCTGCGATAACCGCGCATAGATAGCGGTTTGAAGTTCCCATACAGGGTCCATTCCTTAATACCCCGCTGCGGCTTTTTTCGCGGCTCTCGTCACTACAGACCTGATGCGGCGCTTAGTGCTTTTTTTCTTGGCGCGCCAACTCACGTAGAAGAATGGCTGTTTTCCCTGACCGGGATTCTTCGTGCCGGCGAACATTCCCTTGTTCGTAAAGCGCGTAGTGCCAAACTCGACCCAGCGCGCGTAGTAAGCTTCTTTGTTGCCAGCATAGATCGTGATCGTCGTGTCATCTCCGACAAGGGAATCCACAGAAGCAATTGTAATGCTGCCTGGCGGAGCTTTGCCCCACGTCCAGCCAATGCTGTCATGAAGCACCATATCGTCAACGGGAACAAGATTGCGCATCATGTCGCAAATCTCTTCCGCGCTTCTTTCCATGGCTTTTCGAATGAGATCCTGGGCTATTTGAGGCAAAAGCTTAAGCTTGCGATTTAACTGCGTGAGACCCGTAGTCTTTGTTGCCATCAGCCACCGCCCTGCACGACAGCGCGCATTTCGATGTACTGATTAACCTCATCGGGGTTAGCACATGACTGGATCTCGTAAAGAACACCGGTTCGCTTGTTCCTCGCCCGCCAAGACGGCGTAACGCCTCGTGTTCTCGGTTCACTGCGAACAACAAGCGTGTAAGGCTGGATGCCTTGCGTACGTGCCGCGATATCGCTTTCAGAACCAAGGCGGGGTTGTAAACGAGCGGCAGTTTCGAACTTATCGACCCAATCCTGGCTTGTGCCACCCCCCTCGTCTCGCACCGCTTCACGCTGCTGAAAGACGACGATGTTGTTGAGCGCACCTGCGCCTTTACGTGTCGCCATCCTTCTCACCTTTTTTCGGGGTTTTCAGCCGAAAAGCCTTGTTGGCTTGAACGGCAGCATTTGCGCACGGTGTAGTCACAAGGCCGGACCAGCCAGCCTTATAAGCAATCGTGACTTGCGGGAGTGGCTTCCAGTCGAAGTCTTCGGAGAAGCGGACGTGGGGCATTACGGCACCTCTTCTTCAACCCGCCAAACCCGATAAGCCGAAAGCAGTGCACGAACATGCCGTGGTAGCACTGCGTCTCCGCTCGCGCCCATGTCAGGCTCGCGATTTTCGTAAAGGTCTGCACCGACAAGTAGAATGGCCGCCGAAATAGCGGCATTAATGACGATGCCATCAGTAAGTGATGGCGTTTGTCCCGCCGCTACGACCTCTCGATCGAGGTATTCAGTGACCACAGTTTCCGCTGCCACCAGATAAAGCGTTATCTCGTCGTCTTCGTCGTCGTGAAAAACACGAAGGTGACGCTTGAATACGGTAAGATCAATCAGAGCCATCGCCACCACCTTCAGGTGGCACTTCCGGCTCAGGTTCGGGCTGAGGATTTGGAATAACAACCCCAGCGCCGATATAGCTGGCTACCCGCCTCTTACGCGTCTTTGTCGATACTGCCATCTGATTTCGCCTTCTGCTTGGGCTTGTTGCCATTCTCTGGCGCGCCGCCGTCCGCTTCCTTAATCACGTCAGTCTTGCTGCCCAGCGCGACAAGTCCCTGCGCTTCCAACTGTCGAGCTTCACCAGCTTCAACTTTGAAAGGCGGGCTCTTGCGGGTTTTCAGATCTTTGCCTAGCGCAAAAGTCTTTAGGGCTTTGACTTCTAGAAAATCGGTCATTGTTCTCTCCAATCTGGACAAGGGGAGCCGAAGCTCCCCCAGCACAATTACGCGCCTTCGACTTCGCCGGTTACGAACGACTCTGGACGATAGACGGCGAACGCCAGTCGCTCTTCCGCTCGGATCGTGAACATGTTCTTTTCGAAGTCGTCGACGTTCTCGCTCGACAGCAGCACTTCGATATCGAGACGATCAAAGATCTGTGCTGCGAAGCTGAAAGCGCCAGTAAGGAATTCACCTGCGGCCATAGCCTGCGTGGAAACCACTGGCAGGTTCCATAGGGTTGGCGTCAGCGAGCCCTGGGGATTGCCGATGATGTAGTTTCCGCCAAGATCCTTGGTCAGCTCAATCTTCGCCCAATCAATTGGATTGAGGACAAATGCCGTTGCCGGGTATTCAGCGAGAACGACCTGAAGAATGGCGAGACGCAGTCGGTCAATGCCAGTTTCATTCTCTGCGGCGAATGCCGGATTGAACGCGGTTGCCTGCGGAACCAGACCGTGAATGTTCTGACCGGTGCCAGAGCCATTGAGTAGCTGATTTTCTTCCGCAAAGCGCAGACCGTAACGAGCGCGGCCATCGATGTAGGAACGAAGAGCCGGTGCATCGTCCAGGATCTGGCGCGAAGCCTTGAACAGATGCGCAATCGTGCGAACCGGCGCAGAAGTCATGTCGAACGTCAGGTCCGAATATGGCTTTGCAGTCGTTTCAGCGACCGGGGCTGCATTGTTCGTATAACCGGTTTCCTTCACGTACTCGATTGAACTCGAAGCAGTCTGGCCTGGAAGCACAAGATCTCGAATGGTCAGAGTACGCTCTGGCAGACCAAAGATGCCCGGCACGCGTGCGCCCGGAACGAGTGAAGTGCCCTGACTACGACCAGCGCCTACCGTCGTGTTGGCTGAAGTGATTGCAGCACGATCTGCCGTCACCTTGATCGAACCGCGAGACGAACCTGTCAGCATGCCAGCCTTGTAATCGGCAGAGTCGATAACCAGATCGCCCAGCGACTTCTGTTCATTCGCGCCTTCTTCCTTTTCACGCGCAGCACGCTTTTCGAGATCGCCAAGGCGCGTGGTCATGTCGCCGAGTTCAGACAGAGCCTTATCGGTCTTTTCCTTGAGTTCAGCCGAAACCTCGCCGGTAGCAGCAAGTTTCGACGTAAAGTCTACAGCGAGATTGCCAACCTGCTCCTTGATGGAGGCAAGCGAAGTACCAAGCTCGCCGATCTTATCGGCAAGTACATTATCAGCCATGTGTGGCTCCTTAATTTTTGAAGAGTGGTGTGTTTGCTTCGGCCAAAAGCCGGTTTAGGGCTGCCAAAGCAGCAGCATCCGTCTCGACGTCAGGAGCCCCCTGACCTTCCTTGAGGTAGAGCCGAGCGGCCCGCTCTGCCTCAGAATTCGATAGGTTTAGAAGACCCTTCAAACCATTCTCGAATTCGCGTTTGGTAATCTGTTCGCCTGTTGCCATTTTAGAGGCAAGAAGCGTGGCTGCATCGGCCTTTGCGGCGTTAGATGCTTTCACTCGGCGCACATATGCTGGCTCGGTTTCGGCGCCAAAGCGTGCCAGTGTCTCGTCAAGCGTTGCGACACGGTCAGCCATACCCAGCTCGATAAGCTTTTCAGAGTAGAAAACTCTGCCCTGACCGAAGTCAGCTTCCACACGGGCTTTTGTGATACCGCGACCATCGGCAACGCTTGTTAGGAAGCGTTCATACGAACGGTTCACGCTTTCCTGAATATACGCCAGTGTTTCCTTGCCAAGCGGCTCGGTTTCGTTACCTTCGACCTTGTGCTTGCCCGCGGAAATATACGTCCTCTTAACGCCCGCCTTATCCAAAGCTGCCGAAATGTCATCATGCGCGGTGTAGACACCGATCGAACCAGCTCGGCCCGAAGGCGTAACAACGATTTCGTCAGCGGACGATGCCAACCAATATGCGGCACTTGCGGCAAGACTGTTGACCTGCGCAATGATCGGCTTTTCGCCACCGCGTAGCTTGCGGATCTCGGTGGCCAGCTCGTCGGTACCAGGTACAGAACCGCCTGGGCTATCAACGTCAAGCACGACGGCCTTAACATCGTCACTCGACAGCGCCTTGTGGAGCTGCCGCTTGATGCCGGCATATGAAGTGCCTCCGCTCATTGCAGAAAACATGTCCATACGGTCAGAGAGAACCCCGTAAACAGGAATAACTGCAACCTTACCGTCGGTTTCCGCAATTTCTTTCGCCCGAGCATCAGAAACAGCAGCAGCAAACTCAGACGTCACAAACTTATCACCAGCCGCACGAGCTGCGATAATATCCGCAAGAACTGCCAGTTTTTCGCGCTGAATCGCCCACGGCTCAGCCTCAAAGGCCGTCAAAATGTGTTTGAATTTCATAAAGTATCCTTAAGCAGCGCGCGTGTCCGGCGCGTCATCGAGCGATGGTCCGCCGTTGTGGCCGATGCCGTGCAAAGGTTGCATTGTTCCGTTTACGATGAGCTGATCGCCGCCCGGTTTTGACGCCTTGTTTTCGTAACTGCGCGCCTCATCTGGCGTGTAAATGCCGGTATTGACCATCTTCTGCAGGAAGTCAGCGCGCGCTTGGCTATCGCCTCTCAGTAAGCCTTCCATATTGAACTTCACGACAGTCGTTTTGCGGGTCTTTGCATCTAGCAAATCGCGATAGACGGCCGATTCAATGCTGCGCAGCAATGGCGTGAGGCAGGTCTTAGTAAACTGCAGGATAAGTTGCTCAATACCGCTACCCCACGTCGTCGTCCCGTTTGAAGCATGACCAATCATGACAGGGGGCACGCCGAAGATACGGCATATCTGCTCAACGCTGAACTGTCGTGTTTCGAGCATCTGAGCGTCTTGAGGATTGATCGTTAGCTGCTGGTATTTTAGTCCAGCTTCCAGAACAGCAATCTTGCCGGCCTTTTCAGACCCGGCAAACTGGCCAAGAACTTCACCAAGCTGTTTACGCTGTTCTGATTTTAGGATCTGGTCAGATGAAAGAACGCCCGCAACCTGCATGCCGTTGGCAAACATTTTGCCAGCCGTCTTTTCACCCGCAAGTGCGTTGCCGACAGTGTTCCGGACAACGCCAATTGGCGAAAGACCGCGATCACAGCCGGGAATAACCATTCCACGAACGTGGAACATCTTGTCTTCGCTGATACGACGGATTGTGCCTGACTTGCCTTTGGTAGTCTCAGTCACTTCGTAATAGCGATTGTTCCGATCGTCACGGCAGACCTTAACGGCGAGCGGATGAAATGGATTCAAAGCAGTAAGCCGACCGCCGTTCATCTTCTTTTCGGCGAAAAAGTTACCGTCCAGACAAAGGCACATGGCCACCATCGCCCAAAAATCAGACGCTGTGTCATCAAGATTGGGCATATCGTGAAGCAGCTCATAAAGAACGTTTTCACGATCGATTGTGACGCCATCGTCTTTAAAAACGTTACATGGCAGCGTTTTCACAGAATTAGCTACTAGATTGACGCACGCCCATACGGCATCGAGCTCAAGAGCCTTTTCGTACGTTACTGTCTCACCCGAAGTCGTTCCAAGGCCGAAGAAGCCGCGCCAGAACTCGCCGTCAGTGAGCTTGATGGGTTTTCCGACCCATCTATCAATGAAGCCCATATTCGCTCCGTCGTGAGTTAGGCGATGACGACCATGTTATTGATAAAGTCATCGAGGTTTTCTTCTGGCTCAATCGGAGTGTCCATCGCAGCACCAATAGCCATTGCGAGTGCGACGGCCGCATCGATGCGAACCGAAGCTTTCGTTTTGACAAACCATCGGTTTTCTTGCGGATCGTGATCGAACGTGGCGCCCATGAGCGCAGTCATCAACACCGGGTTTCGCCGTAAACGAATGCGCCCGTCGATGATCATATCTTCTAGTGCCAGCACCGATCCCGGCATCCACAAGCCTTGCGGCGGTGGCAGGCCAGCGGCTTTTGCCGCTTCGACCTTGGATGGTTCAGGCTTAGCCCTGACCTTACCGCCCTGCGGATGGGCAACGTGGTCGACTTCAATGCCGAGCGCGTCTACCTCTTCGCGAAACTTGTCGTAAGCGTAGCGGTCGTAAGCAATGGCTTTGATTTCAAACTTCTGATCAAGCTTCTGCAGTCGTGCCGCAACAAAGTCATATCGGACACGTTTGCCTGGCGTGGCATTGAGCCATCCTTGCTGCACCCAAAGCTCATATGGCGCTTTGTCGGCCTGCGCTCTGGCTTGCAGAGTTTCTTGTGGCGTCCAAGCCTCAACCCACGCATCAAAGGTCGGCAGACTGACGGTAGCTCCGTCATCACGTTCCATTTCCATGAAACCCGTAGGAACCACACAGGCAAGAACAGTCATATCCTTACTGCCCGAGAGGTCGACACCCATGAAAACCGGCTTGTCAGCGTGATCATCTTCGGGGTCGAAGTCGTCCATGACGCTTTCGACAGTCTCACGCGGCATCCATGCCTTATCGGCATCTGTCCAGCAGCAAAAGTGCAGGCGCAGAATGCCGTTCAGCTTGCCCGGCATCTGTTTGGCCTGAGCAACAACCCCTGCAAGATATTCGTGCGTCAGAATCACACCGAGAAGTGGATTAGCTTTTTTCCAGCAAGTCGGATCGTTCAGAGGGTCATCACCCTTATCGAGCGCACAAACCCATGCAAAGGTCGTGTCATCGATGACTTCACCGACGTAATTAAACACCTCGTCTGGTGTCTGCGTCCCGGCGGCAACTCGAACTGCGTGTTCATGCTCTTCCCAGCAAATGCTGTTCTTGTCACTGCCAGAGTTCGTAATCATCAGTAGCAGAGGTTGGCGACGAAACTTGAAGCCACGCTCCAACATTTCCATCGTCGATCGATCTGGATGCTCGTGCACCTCATCGCAAAGCGCGAAGTGTGGACGAGGACCAGAACCCGACTTTCCCGAATCCTTAGAGATCGGACGGAAGAATGACTGCGATTTGTGGTGCGCGATATTGAACTCGCGCCCGATACCACCGCTGAACTTCACACGCTGCATCAAAGCAGGTGCCGAACGAGCCATTTTGACAGCGTCTTGGAACAGAATCCCTGCCTGTTCTTTCTTAGCGGCAGCCGCATAAATCTGCGCGCCAGCTTCCTTGTCGGCGATCAATCCAAAAAGACCGACACCGCCAGCGAATGGAGATTTACCGTTGCCCTTGCCTTCTTCGATGTACGCACGACGAAAACGACGGGAACCGTCTTCACGCTTCCAACCGAACAGCGAGCCGAGCTTGAAGGCTTGAGATGCGTGCAGCTTAAAGGGCTTGCCTTCAAACTGGCCTTCTGAGAGCTTAAGGCGCTCTTCGAAGAAGCGAAACACACGATCCGCTTCCTCGTCGTCAAACCAGAGCCCGCGTTCATGACCTGTAGCCAAATCGTCGAAATGGCGCTGGCAAGCGTTCCGAACGTGCGGGCCTGCAATCTCAGTGCCGTCAAGGACAGCTTGCGCATAAGCGCTCACACGCTCCAGCGCAGGCATATCAGTCAAGCAGATCGTCCTTCTCATCGCCGTCGTCACCGGTCGCAACTTTCGATGCGTCGGCAGGCGTTGCACCCATCTGGCCAAGCATCTGACGCAGCAAGTTCATCGCCTGCACGCCAACTTCTTGCCCAGCCATGATGCGGCCCTGAATATTGGCCGCCATACCGACCAAAGTGCGATGTGACTGGTTCAGCCACGGCAGCTCTTTTTCAAACAGCTTCCATGCAGCTTTGGCCTTGAGCTCCGGCGTATCCTTCAACCATGCGGGAGGATTGCCAAGCGGGCCATCAGCCTTGACATCGGTGCGGTTTTTGAAGCGCTGCGGGTTTTTCTTGTCGCTTGCCTCGACTGCCGCCTTGGCACGAGGCGTTCTTGGCCTCGCCATGGCATAAATCCTTTACAGGGGTCATAATTTGAATTGTGGATGCGTGCGCGATGGACCCTCGCCGTTCCGGCGTTTTCGACCTTCGTCGACTTTTTGATGCCCCCCCCGGAGGTATCAAACCGGCCACCCGTCGGCCCCGAAGGTCACGATGTCCTGACCTCGCTCCAAGCGCTGCTTGGTTCGGTCATGGCACGTCTTGCAAAGCGACTGGAGGTTGCCAGCATCCCAGAAAAGGAACTCGTCGCCCTTATGAGCGATGACATGATCACACACGGTCGCGGGTTCGACGTCACCAACCTGCAAGCAGAACATGCAGAGTGGTTGCTCGGTCAGCTGTCGCTCGCGCATTCGCTGCCATCGGGCAGTCTTATAGAGGCGAACCCATGTGCGTTGTGTCATGGTGTGAAACCAAACATAGAGATCCGGCAAAAAGCAGGGGACTTATCAATGAGCAGTTTCAATTGACAAATACGTTTAGATCGCGCGCCGATGCTTGCAGGTAATCTATACTCATTCCAAACAAAACGGCCTGAACTGTCGAATTATCGTACGGGCGCAAGGCATAGGTGCTAGGCTTAAATTAGAGCAAAATGACCTGAACGGATATCTGTGCAGGTTTGGAACAATCCGCTCTGAACAAGAAAGTTTCCGTCATGGCAAAAGGCCAAGTACGCAGTAATCGTGAAGTGCGCAAACCGAAGAAGGATAAATCAGCATCTGCTGAGAAGTCTGCAAGCAAAACAGGAGGTGGCTTCACCACCCAAATCAAAGATACCGAGAAGCAAAAGAAATAATTTAAAGCTCTTGCACAATACTGCCGGATACGAACTTGAGGTAGGCGTTTACCGCCTGCCTTTTCTCAAATGAAAACGCCCCGACAAGCCGATTCAAAGGATTTTTTGTGGCCGCATTTCACATCACTCTAAGCTGGATCGCCCCTTTTTATAAGCGCGGACTTAGGTTTGCTTGCTAGTTTGGTGATTATGTATACCATTGTATGATGAAAATTTCGGCGAAGAACGCCTATCAGCTCGTTCTAACTGCCGTGTACGTCGATGGAACCCTTTTAGAACCATTTACGGCTCGTGATTTACGTCGAATTATACCAGGTTGGAATTACACCGATTATTTCGGCTTTCTAGCTTACAACAGTGATTACAACTTACCCTTAGAAGTTGCGCTTTTTATCCGAGTAGAGAGAGGATCTTATTCCCTCAACAACTATTCAGTTCAGACCTTTTGATAATTTTCCCGTAGTTTACGACGAAGCTTTGCCGGTCTCGTTTTGGATGATCTGCAACCGCAAAGGCGATTTCGCGGGCCACGCCCTAGAACAGATCAATTGGTTGCAGGAGCCGGACTTGCACCGGCGTTCTTCTGGGTATGAACCAGATGAGATGCTGCTTCTCTATCCTGCTATGAATGGCGGAAGGTGTAGGATTTGAACCTACGGGACGTTGCCGCCCGACGAGTTAGCAACCCGCTGCATTAAGCCGCTCTGCCAACCTTCCTTTTATTGATCGGCGGGGAGCCCACAGGAATGAGCTCAACCCGCCGTATCCCGTCTGCCGGAGGAGAAACGGCGCCGGGGATTTGAATAGATTGGCAAGCGCAATGCAGACGTGAAGCGCCCATGTCTGCGAGCCATTGACTGCAGGGGTTTGCGCTTGCTTTTCAGATTGACGACTGAATACCGTCGTCAGGTAGTTACCCCACACTCAGAGGCTGCACTTAATGCAGCATAGCGCAGGGTCCGTGGCCGGAAATGTTTGGGGTCGCAATGTTACCATCTCGACCCCTTCACATCTAAGAACCATAACTGGAGTGGAAACTCCCGAACTATGATGCTTTTTTTAGCAGACCCTGCAAATTATCATTTGCAGCAACTAAAGATTTCTTTCCAAATAGATAAGCGTTCCCTCCACGCCTTCCTTTTGCAAGCGACTTGAAGTTTGCTGCTTTCATTGATGCGTCAATCGTTTCCCTATCCCTCTCAGATAGCGCCTCGATGGCTTGGGCCCATATCTCGCGGTCTACCAGGGCAGTAGAAACATCCTGCCACCCCATTGATCCCGATTCACCGGTTGTCGTTTTCTTCATCCCAAGAAAGCTGTCTCCAATGCGGTTGCCGGCGTTAGGCAGACCGGGCGGACATCTAGTTACTGGCGGCAGCTTTGGCGTGTTTGCGTACGCCTTTGCTAGATCCGCTTTCGCTTGGTCATGCGTTTGATATGTTCGCTTTGTCTTTTTGCCTGATGGAATACGCTCTCGGCGCTTCAATTTGAACGCAGCTAGAAAGTAGCTATTACTTGCTGCAACTTCGGATGGGTTTTCATCTCCACCAAGCGTCCTGCTCTCCTGTTCGCGGCATCCAAGCATTGCACCCGCTGGCATCCGATGTTTAGTGGCGATCACCTCGCCACCTGGTCCGTATTTGTGCCCTGCCTCAACTTGCGCACCATCGCTGAATTTAAGCCGACCTATACGAACTATCTGGCCTAGTTCGTTGCGCTCGATGTCCTCACTGCCGACATTCCGCATGATCTCCTCAACTGTCGGAAGTATCTGAATGCGTCGCTCAGTATGCATCTGCGATATCACTTCGGGTTCGTTGCTATTCTCAGGCACTACATTCCAGTTTGTTGAAACGGGTATGATTTCGCTTTCAGGCCGGTTTTTGTAAGCCATCAAAGCAGTCATGGCTCCGGCAAGGGACTTGTGCCTGCTCATGCTACCTTCCTGACTGCTACGGCCGAATTATCATTGGCTGCGGAAGGATAAAGGCGCTCTTGTTCATGCCACCACGACAACCCCTGCTCCGCTCTCCAAGAGAAATACTCTTTCAGTTTGCCGGACCACAATGCGGAGCCGTAACGGGAAGCGTCTTCTGACGTCAGTTTTTTGGCTTCATTCGCGTCGTTCTCGACAGGCGATATTTCTGCAAGTGCCCGCCTCAACAAAGAACTTGGGGTCATGGTGTGCCGTTCTACCGTGACTGGTGATCCAAGCTGTCTCTTCCTCAAGGCCATCCCGCACAATTTCGACCAATAAAAGCCTTCAGAGATGATATTGGTTGTTACTGCATTGCTCATAAAATTCTCCTCATGTTTGGTTCGTCACTTACGCGGCTTGGTTTGTCGCGCTTTCACTCAGCCAGCCTTTAACCAGCCTCACTGCCTGCTCTGCTGCATCTTCTTCGGTAACGGCCCTGACGACTACAACGGGAAAGCCAAGAGCATTAAGCAACGGATGGCGGGTTATCTGGCTTGGTTCGAGCTTGGCCTTGCCGACCTTGTTTTCGATCTGCCGCAGCACACCACCGTAGAGATAGATCCGGACGTCTGCTTCTCCCGGCGTCAGTCCTGCAGCTAATGCTTCGGCTCTTGCCTTAGGTCCACGCTTGGCTGCGTTCTGATCTCCGGCCAGCGTGAATGTTCCCGGTACAACGTCTCGCGCTGTGTGAACGTATTCTGGCAATTTGCGTAATGCCCGGACCTGCGCAGCTTGCAGTTCCCATTCCAGAGGCAAGGCTGCTTTTGTGGTCACCTTGCCATCGCGCGTCGTGATGATTGTACGGACGCCATTGATGCGGACGGTCTGGGTTGTGGCTTTTGTCTTTGCTGATCTTGCTGATTTGGAATTGGTCTTGCTGGGTGACGCGCCTTTCAGCGCACGTCTTCGTGTCATGGTCTCTCCTCGTGTTCATGGTGCATCAGCGTGGTGGGCTGACAATTCACATCATGGTGGGAGTGACAGGCCGGTCAAGCGTCAACCGGCAAAATTTCAACCAACCTCAAATCAGGTTGTATTTTTCAATCAGGAAATTTTCTAAAAAGTGCGTAGTTCTCAAACGCATAGAACTACGCGCTGCGCGCTTTGTGCGTAAGTTTCTATATAAGAACTCTTACGCACTAAAAGCAGCGTGCTTTTGCGCAAGTCTTTTTAGGTTTTTTGAGACTTACGCAACAAGACTTACGCAAACTTTTAGTTGTATTTTGATTGTGACACCGGGTTGTATTCTAAGCTGCCATTTCTGACGCCGGACGATTATCGTTGTGGGCTTCTCGATCCATTTCGAACCAAAATATTGGTTTTGGAACCGACTCATATGGCTCGAATCCTTGAGAGCGAAGCCATGACACTTGTCGAGAATTGAAAGATGGCAAGCGATAGTCTCGACATGCAATCAGCATATGCTTGTAATCGCGCCAATCTTCGAGCGATTTTGCCCCTTTTTCGCTGTTACACGGTTTGCATGATGGAACAAGGTTCTTAAGCGCATGGGTGCCGCCTCTGGCTTGTGGAACCAAGTGCTCAACGTCAAATACGCCATCAAGATTGACGCCACAGTAATAGCATTTCCCGTTAGTTTTCGCCTTAACGGCTGGTGCAACCATCTGTCGAATAGACGCCCAGCTTAAACCATTCATACTCATAGACTCTCCAATAATCAGAATGTTACATAGTGAACGTTCAGTAAAAGCAAAAAGCGGAGCCGAAGCCCCGCTTGCCTTTTTCTTGCTTCTTCACATCGCTCTCACAAACGTCGTTGCCCTGCGCTGAACAGGGTCGCGGTCTTCCACCTTCATTAAGAAGCCTTCGGCAAACAACGCCTTGGTGATCATGCCGACACGCTTCTTGTCCGTTTCTTCGTCGACTTCCAGCTGCAGCGCGTAAGCAACCGCACGGCCTACCCAATCCTTGGCCTGTGGAGCCGGCTTATACATGCCACCATTCACAACGCCCCGGATTGCGTCACGTTCGTCTTCAGTCAGTGTCTCAGCAACTTCCTCGCTCGTCGGCCAAGCCCACGACGTCACGACCGGCGCATGGTCTTGAGGCTTGGTCAGGCCCTGCCCGTTCCCTAGCGCGACACTTTCCAGCTTGCGCCAGTCAGCCTTGTGCGACAGTGCTGACAAATTCGACTTGCCATAGACTACACTGAAATATGAAAACCGCGCTTCGTGTGTAAGGCCAGCCTCACTGGCTTGCGCTTCTGACATACGGTTAAGCACGCGCACTGAGCGCGCCGCACCGATAAGAGACACTGCACCGCGAGCGTCCTCAACAGTCGCTTCACGATCGCTCACCTTACGCAGATGGTGCACAATATCGATAGAGCAGTTCGTCCGGTCAGCGACCTGCGCCCAAAGCTTGGCCACCTTGTCGATTGCGCCGTTGTCGTTTTCGTTGACCTGGTGTGTCGACACGAACGGGTCAACAATCATCACGTCGATGCCAAGCTCAGAGATCGTTTCAACGACTGCTTCAACGACTGGCTCCTGAATGCGCACGCCTTTCTTGTCATCGATCGCAATGACTAATTCCTGTTCTCGGCCGGTGTCCAGAAACAGATGCCCATCGATATCAGCTGGCTTCAGATTGAAATGAATACAAGCGGCCATGATACGGCGCTCAAGTTCGTCGCGCGGATCTTCGGCATTGAACAACCAGACCTTCAGGCGCTTCGGAGGCTTCGTACCGTTGAGTGCTTTGCCCGATGCCATGGCGAGCGCTTCGACGATGCTGTTCGCAGTTTTACCGAGACCGCCCGGCGCAACTGTCACTGAAACATACTTGCGAATGAAGTGCTTACCGAACGCAAATTCGCGCCTAGGAAGCGTCGACGGGTCTTTCCATACGAAAGGAGTTGCGATGATTTCGCGTTTATTTTCAGTGGCTTGCTCCGCTTCGCTTACAGATAAATCGAAGTCCGCAACTGGCTCGGCAATAACGTCAGTGCGCGCCTCCGCTTTCGCCAGTCCATTGGCAATCATGCGGCTGATATCGACCAGACGCGTGTTGTCGTTGTCATTCTGAGGCACGCTGCGTGGGCTGCGCGCACCGGCTGCCAAGCCGTTATCGATCGTCTTTACACAGCGCGGCCAGTCGCGCCCCCAGCCTCGTGCCACGTCTTGTAGCAGAGCGCGCGCTTCGGATTCAGCCAGTGCGCCTGCCCCGACGAAAGTGCCCAAACGAAACGCAGCGTCGTTCAGCCGGTTGTTGCGGTTGCCCATCGGTTCAAGCGCTAGATCGTCCAGCTCTGATTGAACCGCACGCTCGACATAACGGTCATTGATCTTGCCGCTAACAGACGGCGCCGCAGTGTATGTGCTCTCGTACGAGCGCGGCAGCACCAGCTCCAGCAACCAGTCTGGCGCGTCGACCGGCTCTTGTTCTGAGATCCAGCGATAAGGCAGGCCAACCTCTGGCACGCTCCCGGCCGCAATGACATAACCGCCGTCACCGCGCACGTCGACGCCGGAGCCAAGAGCGCCGCGGTTGCGAACGCCCTGACGGTGACGAAAGAAGTAGTGACGGCCGCCGCTCGTCGTTTCTGCGGTCAGCGTTGCGGGAAGCACGCCGTGTGAGGCCTCCAACGCTGCCAGCGTTTCGTCGCCGCCGTGTTTCGGATCAATATCGAGCACCCATGCACCAATGGGCGCACCGGTTGGTACGCCAATCATAGCAGATGGATTGCGGCGCCAGTATTCGCGAACAATGCGTTCGTTTAGCGTAGCACCGCGGAACCCGTTGCTGGTGAGCGGAGTCTTGGTGGCGAGGATTTCGATTTCGCCAGTTTGAGGGTCGATGATTTCATCGTCGCGATAGCGGCATGGAAACACTGGCCAGTTCTGCGCCTGATACGACAGCGCAACGTCGAGCATTGGGTCTTCTTCGACGACGGATGTGATGTTAGTATGCATGTTTGTTTCCTTGGAGAAAACCAATGAACGAAGCCAGATACAGCATTCGAGAAATGCCAGACGGAACCTGGGCCGTTATTGATAAAGTGACGGAGCAAGTAGCCGAGCTAGGCGGTAACGTTCAAACCGGGTTTGAGCAGTGGCAGGCCAACTACACCGCTGGCCTACTCAACCATCTCTATGCGGAGGGCCACAGCGTGTTGCTGCAGTGATTGTCGTTAGCTGCCACTAGTTCGGCTTCGAGATACGCTTCGATGAAGGCTTGCGCGGCGGGCGCAACGATTGCATTGCCGTAACCGCGCAGTCGTCCCACTCTGGCGGCAGACCCATGAGCCAACGGGAATGTGCCGGGTTCAACTGGCCGCCACTTTCCATCCCGGCAAAAGAGCCAGTCAGCATCTGACCAAAGACCGTTAGTCGGGCTGGGCCCGTCATTGCTGCCGCGTGGTTCAGTGTGACGTTCTTTGTTTTGAAGTTCGGTGATGGGTGGCGCAATGCGTCCGTCGTTGTCGTTGTCGGCCAACCTGCCAGTGGCACGGTGTCCTCCAACCTTCCTCTCGGTCCATTCTGACGATCGGCGTTCCCGTACCCCTCCGGATTGCCCCCACATCTCGGCGTCGGCCAGCTCGCCAGCCACGCCACTCGCCCCAACAATGCGTTCAGCGGAACGTTCTGACACTCCGCGCCGTCTTTGTGATCCCGAGTTGTCGGTGTGGGCCACCCAATACAGCCGCTGTCTGATGTGCGGCGCACCGAAGCCCGCAGCGCAGGTATCGATCGCCCCGCTGGCGTAGCCCGATCCTTCCAGGTCAGCTTGTACAAGGTCGAGCCAGCCAAGTCCGTCCTTGCTCGCAACCTGCTCGCCAAAGACGACTGCAGGTCGGCAGTTTTGAATAAGCCAGTGGAAGTGCGGCCATAGGTGCCGCTCGTCAGCAAACCCATCTCCTTTGCCTGCCGCGCTGAAAGGTTGGCAGGGACAAGAACCTGTCCAGACAGGACGGTCGTTGGACCATCCTGCTCGGCGCAATGCGTAGGACCAGACGCCGACCCCGGCGAAGAAATGGCATTGCGTGTATCCGACGAGGTCGGCAGGTCGAATATCGACAATTGAACGCTCATCAACATCTCCCGGGGCAATGTGTCCTGCCTTGATTAGCTCCCGCAGCCAAGCGGCAGCTTTCGGATCGAATTCGTTGTAGTAGGCGGTCAAAACGGCGCCTCCTGCAAAGCTTCCCGCATCCCTCGCCCGCAGCCTTCCCATGCTGCCTTGACCAGTTGCCTGGCCTCAAACTCGTCGCATTCAGCAAGGTCGGTTTTGCCTATGGACCCAAGGAAGGCTCCTACTGCCTCAACACCGGTATCAAGAGCGCGTAATTCGTAAGGGTCGAGCCTTCGGCGGGATCGGATATGCTCGGCAATGTCTGCGCACTCCTTGCATAGCCAGCGGATTGGCTCTTTGTGTTCCTGCACGCCGAGACCTACGGCGTGGCGGAAGCAGACGTGGCATTGTTCTGGATGACTCATGCTGCGTCACCGGACAAAACAAAAGCGTTGCCGTGACGATAGTTCGACCAAGGGTCATCAAACCACCCGCCAGTAAAACGGTAGAATGGTATTTGGTCCCATCTATCGCGGTTCACCTGTTTAACGCCGCGAATTCCATCTGGATTACCATCAGAAAGATTGCGGAAAACCAGATAATCTGGCGTTCTGATTCCCGCCTCGTCTGCTTCGGCCATTAATGATTCAAATCGCAGCTGCCAGTCATCAGGCATTGCCTCTAAAGCTAGACGAGGAATTACGAGGTATGGTGTGCGGTACAGACGCGTTCCGAAAACATCGCTCATTACGCCACCCTCCCCTGCAAATCTTGATTGTCGTTTGCCGCCACATACTTCTCAGACTCGTTGCCCCATGAAGACCAGCCCGGCCAAGCTTGACGGGCGAATAGTTCGAGATAAGGACCGTCGACCAGCTTCTCGATGCGTCCGTATTGCTGATCCGGCTTGCGGGAATGCTCGCGGCGTGGAGCTTTGATAAGAGAGCGCACGCCCTTCGATAGTCGGCGAGGCTTACCGCGCTTGAACAGATGACAGATTTCGACTTCCTGCCGTGTCCAATACCCCATGCCCATGCGGCCTTTGTCCCAGACAAAAGCAACACTGACAGGTTTGAATCCCCACGCAGCAGCCACATCGATTGCAGCGGCCTGCAGGTGCGAAACCGTCCACATGAACAGCAAACAATCACGAGCGCATACCTGTTCGACAGGCAGCGCTTTGATATCGTCAAGTGACATCACGCCGTAAGGCTGACGGCCTCGTGCCGGTGCAACGTCTTTTTTTCCGTATGTTCTGAAAGACCATGGCGGGTCCGCAAGGACGCAGCCAAAAGGCCCGCTGGGTAGCGGTGCATACATTCATTCTCTCCTCATGTGTGGTAACCCGCCAGTTGGTGGCTAGCGGGGTGTTGATCGATGTACGAATTTCTGCCAATCAAAGTCTTAAAGGGTGGTGGCAGATGAAGTTGTTGGGTTGGGCGCTTGGCGCGCTGTTCGCGGTTTGGTTGACCGCATTTACATACTTTAAATGGGCTGATCTTGGTTGCGCACAAGATTGGACGATTTGTGCAATGGAGACTGGCGTCTGGTTTCGTAAATTGGTTTTGCTCGAATGGGCGTCCAAGTGGCAGACATTGCTAGGTGGCCTCGCGGCAGTTTTAGCTGGCACTTTTGTGCTCTTTGCTACACGCATGCAACTATCTGAGGCACGACGAAATGCTATCATTGAATTAAACCAACAGTTATCGCATGAAATGTATTTATCTTTTAAAGCACTTCAATCTGTTGGACGATCGTGGCAACTAGCCCTCGAACAGCGTCAGATCTATATAGACCAAGCAATTGCCTCGATGAGAGCAGTGACCAGATGCTGCCCGCAATTAGCTACTGAAATTACCGCCATACTCACACGCCTTAGAAACATGGGAACCACTTATTCAGACGACGCAGCAATTCTACAAGCCTATTCTATGGTGGTCGCGACAGTTGCCAACAAACTTACAAATGAAAACAAATCTGTAATTCCTTATCAAGCTGAAGATATTAAAATGCCTCGTAGTGAGATCGTGCTAATATCCGATCAGTCTGACATCTCACTATCTGAGTTCGACGATGTACTGCAGTACTGTTGACAAATAGCCATCACCTAGCCACCCTCTCCTCACGCACATTAAACCCCGGCACCTGACGCATACCGGCGCGCACAGTTTCCTCGGCCATTGCTTGCACGACAGCTTTGAAACGCTCTGGCGCACGGCCATATGCCCAATCTAAAGCGACGCCTTCGTCAACCAGATCGCAATGCCATACCGAGCGAAGGCCAGTACCAGTCGTTGCCGCCTTGTCTTCGCGCTTCGCCCAACGGTCAGCTTGTTTGGCTTCCTTGACCAGTTCCTCCGCCTGCTCGCGCGCTTCCAGATTACCAGCACTCGCCTGCATGGCTTCATGCGCCTCCCGGATTACGCGGTCGGCTTCCTCGCGCGCTGCCTTGGCAGCAGCTTCCTTTTCAGCGGCAACCTTATTGCGCCATGGTGTCAGGATCCTCTGCAACACTTCCTTGCCAAGCACGACCTTGCCCTTGCCTGACGTCTTGGTGTTGCCGATCAGCTTATTGTAACGCGCCTGGATTTCAGCCTTAGCGTCATCGTGCGGCTTGGCTTCAGTCTTGCGAGCGGTATCAGCACGGTTGCCAGCATCGTGGATCTTATCGTGCAACTCAGTCACAGCGTCTGCCAACGCCTGATTGTCGATCGCTTCGCCGTCCGCGAAGTTCTTCGCCTCGTCGAACAGGTCTTCGATTTCCTGCTTGATCTCTTCATACGGGGAAGTCGGCGGGTTGTTGTGGCCTGCCTGCGCTGTGGTTCTGGCGTTGTACGGATCGTATGTTTCAGTGTCAGGATTTTTCATTTGTGCTCCTCGTGTGGTTGGCTGGTGAGGCCAGTAATACTCATTGTGGTGGGGGCGTTAGTCAGTGCAAGTCTTAATTCACTACCTACTTGAATTCAGTCACATGGCTTTATTGACCGAATCCGTGACGACAAATATTGTCATGTAATTATTTTGGAATTCTGGTTGGGGGCGCAAAATGAATGCCAAACAAATCAAGAGCGAAGAAGATATAATAGATGAAGCACAGGAGGGCATCACAACCAACACGTTTGACAAAACCTGTGGGATCATAATGCCCATCGCCGATATGGAGAATTACGAAGTTGGGCATTGGCTGCGTGTAAAGGAACTTATCAAGCAAGCAGCAAGTAATAGCGGATTCAGAGCTCGTTTAGTTAGTGAAAGTGAAGACATCGGCGTTATCCACTCACGTATCGTCCAAAATATTCACGACGACGAAATCATTGTTTGTGATGTCAGCGGAAAAAATGCAAATGTAATGTTCGAGTTGGGATTACGCTTAGCTTTCGATAAACCAGTAATCATTATAATTGATGAAAGGACTGGATATTCATTCGACACTTCTCCTATTGAACATTTAGGTTACAGAAGTGATATGAGGTATCACGATACCATTGACTTCATAGACGCTCTCGCGAAGAAGATTGTAGCTACAGTAGCAAAGAAGGTGGACGATCCAAATTACTCACCATTTGTTGGACACTTCGGGAAGTTTACTGTTGCGAAGTTGAGAGAAGTCGAAGGCACCCCCGTAGAATATTTTGGACACCGTTTGGATGAAATTCAGAACACGGTGGATCAATTAGTGACACATTTGAAGCAAGACAGAGGTGGAGGGATTGGGATCAAAACAGATACCGATATCAAGCAAGCCGACGATCGATTTTACGCCGGAGAAATGGGAAAACACCTCGACAAGTTTATGACGCAGCATACCTTCACCAATTTTGATGACGCGTTCAATTTCGCAATATCAGAGCTGCCAAAACATGGCTTTAACATGAAAAGCGCAGTTAGGCGGGAGGCCGTAAAGCGACATTTGAGACACTTTTTCTTAGCGCGTAACTAGTGGCACGTCGGCTGGGCCTACTATGCTTCAAATCCAAAGCGCGATACGGGCCTCAAAATGGTATTTCGTCGTCAATCTCTGCCATCCAGTCTGGAACATTGTCGTTGGCAGGCTCCGGCGAATTGTCGTTATCGGCCGCGGTTCCTGCCCGCACGTCCTTTACATTCCAGTATTTGCCGTTCGGAACGACGCTGATTTCGTCGGTGGTGAGCAACTCGCGCTGACGCTCAAGCCATTCCATCACCGTCTTTGGAAACGGCCTTTGGCCTCCGTGCTGCGTCCACCATCGATGCGCTTTGGTTTGTGCGAAACCCGTATGCTGCGGGCAGAGCCATTCATTGATCTGCGTATATCCAGCGATGTAGCTGCACTTAACCGACGGTGGCTTGTCGCCCTTACCTTCGTGAAAGTGAAACGTCCGACCGGTCACCTTGCGCCATTCTGCTTCGGCAGTGCTGACAATCGGAACGTCAGCGGCCTGCCGGGTTAGCTTCTCATCCTCATTTGGCGGGAAGTCATAGCCGCAGCATGGGCACTTCATCAGCGAGATGTGCACCTTCTCACCGCAACCGACCGCCCCGTTGGCGTCTGGCACTGTCGGGCAGATCTTGATTGGCGGCTCACCGTTGCCAGCGCTTGGTGCTTTCGGCTCGACCATATCGACAGGACCATGCCGATCGACGAGTTTCGCGAAGTCCAGAACGAGGCAATTCTTCTTTGGTCCTGACGCAATAGCAGCAAGCCGCTCCTCAACCGTATCTAGTGGCGCACCTGCCTTGTAGAGCGGACGAGTGCCACGCCCAGCCATTTGGACGTACAAGCTCAGGGATAAGGTCGGGCGCATAAATGCAATTAGATCAACACCCTTATGATTGAATCCTGTTGTAAGAACTGAATTGTTCGTCACGCACTGGATGCGGTATGCTTTGAAGTCCTCAAGGATGCGGCGGCGTTCTTCCTTCGGAGTATCCCCCGTGACGGCCTCGCACGTAATTCCGCGGGATCTGAATACGTCGCGCACGTCCAGCGCAGCCTTTACACCAGCACAGAAACAAAGCCAGGAGCGACGATCAGCGCCCTTTGCGATGATCTCAGAAACCACAGCATCATTAAGGTCAGTGCGATTGATTGCTTCTTCCAGCGCTCGCTGCTTGTAATCTCCGCCAAGCCTCCCGACGCCTTTGACGTCGTATTCTGTAGCCGTTGGTTTGCTTGTGAGCGGCGCAAGGAAACCGTCGCGGATGCCGTCTGCAACGCCGTAGGTGTAGACGATCTGATCAAACAGACGATCCGCGCCCTCATCCAAGCGACCGCTATCCAGCCGATATGGAGTCGCAGTCAGTCCGAGGATCTTCATGTCCGGATTAATCTCAAGCAGCGCGTCGATGAACTTGCGGTACATCGTGTTGCTGTTAATCGGGATAAGATGGCACTCGTCGACCATAAGCACGTCGACGTGACCGATTTGCTGCGCCTTATTGTGAACAGTCTGAATGCCAGCAAACAGAATCTGACTTCGCGCATCACGCCGCCCCAGACCAGCCGAATAGATACCTGCAGGCGCGAACGGCCAGACGCCAAGCAGCTCAAGATATGACTGTTCAATTAATTCAGCGACATGAGTAACGATCATGACACGCATATCTGACCAGCCTTCGATCAGTCGCTGAATGAGCTTTGCCATCACCAACGATTTGCCACAGCCAGTGGCAAGATCAACAAGTGGATTGCCTGCCTCCTCTTGCCAATAGTCGAATACGGCGTCTATTGCTTCTGACTGGTAGTTTCGTAAGGTTAGCATGTTGGGGGCGTTACCTTGTCTGGAAATGAAAGATTTTGGACGGTGGTTTTGTATGTCGTGACGGTGAGTTACGTCGCTTTCTGCAGCCTCATCTTAGGTTGGCTGCTCGCAATTAAGGGCTCAACCGTCGAGGCCTTGGTTGAGATGGGCGGTACATACGGAACGTTATTGACCGGAGTCCCGGTACTGATCGCTGTTTTAGTCGCCAGGCAGCAGCTTGCCTTCAGCAGAAGGCAACACATTGCAAATATTAAGAGATCATTCCAACCAGAGCTTGATGCCTTAGACGAGGTGCATCTATTTGCTGAGATCGCTGTCAATAGCGATCTTGAAACTGCTAAAAGGAGAGCCGAAGCTGATGGGATAGACGGTATGATCATAGACCGTCCCGCTGGCTCTGAGTTGAAAAAGTACCGCGAGATACTACCGTTTGATATCGCCGACATAGTCGTGAGGATTTCCCAGGAGATTGGTGAGTTGTTTGAGGAGTCGAAAAGGGAAGTGCCAGACAAAAATATCCTCGCATTACGGATTATTGAAATCCGAACAAAAGCCGGCACATTATCTGCCTATATTCAGCATAGAAGAAATCACCTCTCCCAATACTGGTCCTAACCCTTAGCCCCATCCACCCAAACCTCTCCCGACTTCATGCGATAAGTGACCGTCTCGGCCTCCTCGTCGACATCAATCTGCTCACCATTCACCATGCCCGGCAGATACAAATGCGCTGGGCATCCGTCGCGCTGTTCATCGATCGACAAAGGCTTTGCCCATCGCGCGCATGAAATATGGCAATCGCCTCCGCTTTCAGGCTGAGCATGGAGGCATGTGCGGCAGTTCAGACGCGGCTGTGCATCGTGATGACAGACCGCTTTGTGCTTGCAGAACATGCATCCAAAGAACTCCGGATTTTCGCTAATTCTGCTCGGAGGCATGTCTGAAAACACGATGCGTTCGCAGCGAGCAACGAGCCGTAAACAGAATTCCAGATCGTATTCGATGCGCTCGGAATAAAGGCTATCGCTATCCTTGCACGACACCAGATAAAGGCACCGGCTTAAACCGAAGGCATGCATTCCAAGCTGGCACTGCGCATAGTGCAACGGCTTTGCTTTCTGGCATCCTTCCTTAACAATCAGCGCGAAGCCCTTGGCGTTGCTTGATTTAAACTCAAGCAGGTGCTCTGTCTTCGACGCCTCCGGCACTTTCATAGCCTTCCCGTCACACTTGCCGCGCACGAATCCAGACACGAGCCGGATCTTTTCTTGCTGCCCGTAGACCTCGACGCCAATGCGTTCGAGATCAGCGACGAGACGGTCCTCCTCGATGTTACCCGTTTCAAACAAGCGCAGCTGGCGTCCGCTATGAACCTCGTGAGCCGACGCCCACCTGAAAGCATACCAAAGCGCCCTGTCGCATTCTGTGCCAGCCTCCCCCACGCTGATGCCCCACGAGTCCCAGGATTTCGCCTGGGCCTCGTAAGCAGCATAGATCGCGCCGACGGTTGTCGATTGTGGTTTGGGGAGTGGTGCCATTGTCCTACACGCGCATGGGCATAATGACTGTGCGAAAGCCCGGCCTGCTCGCCGAAGTGATCAGCGCAGGCGAACCGGAGTCGGCCATCGACATCGTGATTTCATCCGCACCAAACGCCGCCATAAGGTCGGTGACATACTGACCATTGAAACCAATCGTCAAAGGCTCGCTACTGAAGTTGACCTCCATCTCCTCAGTTGCATCGCCGCGATCCGGATTAGCGACGTTCAGCGTGAGAGCATCCGAAGCAAATGAGAACCGAACGGCTTTACCACGCTCGCTGGCGATAACTGATGTGCGGCCCACCGCTTCGCGCAATGCTTTTGCCGACAGCGTAGCGAAACGCTCCGATGGCTTTGGAATAACGCGCTCGTAATCCGGATATGTGCCGTCGACGAGCTTCGACACGATGACAGTCGAACCGCTTTCGACCATCACTTTGTTTGACGATAGCGAAACCGACACTACGCCTGTCGGCAGCAATGACAGCAGCTTGTTAGGCAGAATGACCGGAGCAAACGCGGCCTCCTGTTCAATGCGTGTTGACGCGAGACGATGCCCATCTGTCGCTGTGGCAACGATATGTCCGTCCTTGGCTTCCAGAAATACGCCGTTCAGGTAATAACGGGTTTCTTCGGTACTGACCGCAAACTGGACTGTCTGCACGAGCGAAGCGAGATCCACTTCGATCGTGGTATCGAAGCTTCCGTGATTGAAGGACGGGAAGTCAGCGGCTGGCAGCGTGTCCAGCTTGAAACGGCTCTTGCCAGATTTAACGATCAGATGATTGCCGCCGGATTCCAAGCTAATGTCACTTGTGGCGCGCTTCGCAATATCCAGAAGTAGCTTACCTGCAACCGTGACAGTGCCGTCCTGGCTATCCAGAACCGGCAAGCTGGTGCTGATTTCCAAGTCGAGATTGGTGCCTGTGATGCTCAGCTGTCCTTTGTCCGCGGACAAGAGCACGTTGCCAAGGATTGGGATTGTCGTTCTGGCCTCAACTGCCTTTGTCACTGTCGACAAGGCGTGCGCAAGCTGCGCTCGGTCAAGCGTTACCCGCATGGGCTTCTCCTCGTGTTGGTGGTTTAGGCGCGGCTGGTGACCGCGCCGTGGTTGGTTTAGGCTGCTAGAGGCCAGCCGTCTTCGTCAAGCTCAGGCGGAACAAATTCGATGCCATTGAGATCGGCAAGGTGGTTCAGCAGCGCTTCGGCACTGCCCGGCATGTTATCGTTGGCCGGTTGCACCCATGGTTCGCTTTCGGCATCGTCAACAGTCAGTGCCTCGATAGCCGCCTCAATGGTGAAGGGCTTGTCCTCATTACCCAACACAACCTTGTCACCATACGCGCCGCCGATCTGGTCTTTCAGATCTTCCCAAGTTTCAATTTTCACACCCCGAACGGCCAAGGCAACTTTCATAATGTCGCCTTTGCCTATCGTGTAGCCACGCT